CCGTGTACTACGGCGTCTCTGCCGCCGAGATTGGGTGGGCGCGCGAAGGTAAGTGCTGGGTTCCTAAGCGCTTGCACTTCGTGCACAGCCGCCGCGTCGCTTACCCCGACCCGACGAGCTGGAAGGCTCACATTTGGGACCAGGGCTCTGTCCGGTCCTTCTGGGATTCGTCGTCGCCGACGTCAAACGCCTCCGGATTCGGCATCGTCGTCGACGACTTCCCGGGCAAGTTCATCATTCACACGCCGCAGCTTCGCGGCGACTACCCGACGCGCGAAGGGCTAGGACGCGAGCTCGCGTTCTTCTTCGCGCTGAAGGGAATGACCCTGCGCGGAGCGGGGCAGTACGTCGAGAAGTTCGGCAAGCCATGGCCGATTCTCCAATACTCCACGACGACCACCGGGACGCCCCGGATGGCCGACAAGGACGATATCGCGGCGGCCAACAACACCGCTGCCGCCTTCGGAAGTGGCGCGGCCGCCTCGGCGGTGCTGCCCGATTCCGTCAGCACGACACTCGTCGGCCCCGGACTCACGGGGCGCCCGGCGCTCACGCACGAAGCCCTGCTCAAGTACTGCGACGGGCAGATTAGCAAGTGCGTCGAGGGCTCCACCCTCACGACTGATTCGGGCGAACGCGGCAACGCGGGCGCCACGAAGATCCAAAAACAGGGCGCGACGGAGCTTGCTCGCTACGACGCTAACTGTCTAAGCGAAACGCTTCGGCGCGACCTTATCGCCTGGATCGTTCGCCTCAACTTCCCGGACGAGGTGGACCTGACCCCTCGGGTCACAATCCACGTTGATGAAAAGCCGGATCCTGCCGAGCGCATGGATCTAGCGGCTGCCGCCGCCGCAGTCGGCATGCCGGTCGACGCCGACGAGCTCGGCCAGGAGCTCGGGCTGCCGCTCATCAAGCAGGAGCCGCCCGAAGACGCTCCGCCCGATTGGAAGGCAAAGCCTAGGCGCCTCGTACCGATCAAGCCGGTCGAGGTCACTGCCGACATCCTCGGCGGTGACGTCGCGACGCCGCCGCCTCCACCGCCTCCGGTGCTGCATCAGTTTCCCGGTTCAGGCCCTGAGCCTCCGCCGCCCGCAAACGACCCTGCCGACCCGAACGAGGACGGCGCCGAAGACCCACTCGCCGCCGAGTAGCGGCTTCGAAGGAACGAAGACATGGCCTCGACCATTACCGCGCCGAACCGCGAGATCCTCGGCAACAACCCTGCTGCGCTCGCGCTGGACTATTGCACCAACATGTCGGCCGCGAGGGCCGACCTCAACGCCGTCGCCGGAATCGGAAGCGTCGAGATCGACCTGAAGGGTGCCATCCTCGCGGCGGGCACCGTGCTCGGTGCCTACGCCGGCTCGACTCCGGGCATCACGCTGGACAACTCCAAAGCAGTTGGTGTGCGCTGGAAGGGCGGCACGCTTACGGCGGTCTGGACCGAGGTGGACCTCCCTCTCGACCTCGACCCGACGTATCCGGTCACGGCGAACTTCGTCGTATCGAAGAGCGGCGCGACTGCGACTGACGTCGCTTCGATTACGGTTGTCGCATACGCGCAGACCGTGGGGGCGCTCGAAGACGCTGGCGCGAACCTCGGGTCTGTCTCGACAGCGCTGACGACTGCTCAGGCCAGCGCCGCAGCGAAGACGTGCACGCTTCTTCAGGCGCAACTCTACCTGCCCCCCACGCCTCCGGCGCGCCTGTCGATGTCGGTGGTGCCGAGCGGCACGCTCGCGACCGACGACCTCATCATCAACAGCTCCTATCTGACGTACACGAAGCGGCCGGCCGTGCCGCGCGTGTTCATCGATCTGCGCGCAGCGATTCTCGCCGCCGGAACGCCGATGGCTGCGTTTGCAGACAACGCGGCCTCTCAACCCGGCGTGACGCTGGACAACACGCACGCCGTTGGCATTCGCTGGAACGACGCTGCGACGCAGGTCGCCATCTGGAGCTCGTTCGAGCTCCCGGCGGACATGGATGTCACGAAGCCGAGCGTCATCGTCGTGCTTGCGTCAAAGAGCGGCGCGACGGGTGGCGACGCAACGACGTTCGACGTCGGCATCTACGAGCAGGTGGCAGGTGCGCTCGAGGACGCGACCACGAACCTCGGCGGCACCACGAGTGCCCTCGTCGGCACGGCGACCGCCAAGACGGTTTCGAAGCTCACGCTCGGGCTTGCAGCCAACAAGTTCACGGCGGGTCCGCACCGCGTGTCTGTGACCATCAAGCCCACGAACGGCACGCTCGGCACCGACGACTGCATCTGCAACGGGTTTTGGCTCGAGTACACGAAGCTCGCCGGGCAGACGCCGATTCTCCCGATCGACTTCAAGGCCGGCGTCCTTGCCGCGGGAACGCCGATGGCGGCATTCTCGGACAACGCAGCGTCCCAGCCTGGGGTGACGCTCAACAACTCGAAGGCGGTGGGCATTCGCTGGAACGACGCAGCCACCCAGGTGGCCGTGTGGTCCGAGCGCGACTTGCCTCTGTCGTTCGACACGTCGCAGGCCTCGACGCTGGTCCTCATGGTCAGCAAGTCGGGCGCGACGGCTGCCGACACGTCGCCGTTCACGGTAACCATGTTCGAGCAGGTGCCTGGCAGTCTCGAAGACGCCGGCCCCACCTTCTCGGGTTCGACCTCGGCCATCGCGTCGCCCACGGCAACGGCGAAGACGTGTTCGCGACTCACGATGACCATCCCGGCCAAGACCTTCACCGCTGCGCCTGGACGCATCTCTATCAGCGTCAAGCCGACGAATGGCCTTCTCGGCACGGATGACGTGCTGCTCTGCGGAGCCTGGATCGAGTTCGTGGCCCTCCCGTAGCTGCCCACGCGAAAGACACCATCATGACCGAGCTAACGGGAGCCGACCTCGACGGTTTCACCGTTGAGATGATCTCGGCGGAGAAGCGCAAGGACCTGCCGGAGGGCCAATTTGCCCTGCCGGCCAAGCGCGCTTACCCCATCGACACGGCGGCGCGAACCCGCAACGCCGCTGCTCGACTCGAGCAGGCGAAAAAGGCCGGCAGCGTTTCCGATACGGAGTACGCGGCGGCGAAGAAGGCGATTGCGCGCGCTGCCAAGAAGTTCGGCATCGAGTCGCAATACAACATGCCGAAGCAAGCCCAGCTGGACCTCGGAGTTGACGACGTGCACCAGCCCGGCAACGTCGGTGGCCTCAAGACGAAGCGCAAGGGATTGTCGATGCGTCTTGGATTCCCGGGTGGGCACACCATCGACATCATGCATGCGGGTGACGACGGCAGCGAGCGCCTCTGTCGCGACTTCCTGCCACTGACCGCCGACGCCGCCGGCCCCGCCGACAAGCCCGACCCGGTTTGGGTACAGATCGCCAAGTGCGGTCACTTCGAGGGCCACCCCGCGGGGCCATTCGACCTCAACGCGAAGGTGTTCACCGACATCGTTCGGAACTTCAGCGAGGTCGACGGCAAGAAGGTCTTCTTCGACTTTGAGCACGCTTCGGAGGAAGACCCTGCGAACGGCAACATCGCCGTCAACGGGGCACCAGCGCAGGGCCGCATCCTCGAATTGGACAACCGCGGAGGCGAGGGCCTTTGGGCACTCGTTCCTTCCTCCGATCCCTAGCGCCACTCGCCGCGAAGGACGCTCCGAAGAAGACGGCACTCTACCGCTTCGACGACATGCTCCCCGCGATGCGGTCGGCGCTCAAGATGAGCCCGCTGGCGTCGCCTACGGAGTGTAAGGCCGAGCTCGGGCGCCTTCGCGCCCTCTATGACCTCACCGACGACCCGCGGGCCAGCGTCCAGGGTGTTGGACTCGGTGATTACACCGATTCGCTCATGTCGCTCATGGGCATGGGCCCGAGCGGCACGCTGCAAGACCTACTCGATTGCGTCGAAGAGATGATCGACGCCGCCATCGCACAACATGTTCTCGAGCGTCATGACGGCCTTGGTGCCGTTGCTGGCGACGACGATGCCGCCGACATGGCGGATACCACCCCGGAGACGACTGCCATGTCCGACGCGACCACTCAGGCGATCAACATGAACGACACGCGCATCAAGGACCTCGAGGCGAAGAACGCCGAGCTTGCCCTCAAACTGGGCGCCGCCGAGGCGAAGAACGAGACCCTGGCCGCCGACGTCAAGGCCCTCAAGGAGGCACACGAGAAGCGCCTCATGTCCGACCGCGACACGCGCGTTGCCGAGGCGTTCGAGACCTACAAGGACTCGCACAAGCTCACGGACGCGTCCAAAGACATGATGCGCGTCTACCTGGAGACGAAGCCGGAAGAGTTCGACAAGCTCTACCCGCGCGTCTCGCCGCGTGAGCGCTACCTGCTCCGCGACGTCGCGCCTCCGCCGCCCCCGGCCTCGCCGCACAACCCCCCGTCGGGTTCCGGTCCTATTGGCGCACCCGTCGACATTCCCACGGCAGAGGAGCTCGTTCCGAAACTCATGCGCGACGGCATGCCTCTCGAGCAGGCGTGCCTCACGGCCGAGAAGCAGATCCAGAAGGCCCTTGCGGCTCGCCGCGCTGCCTGAAGTTCGCAGACGCGGCCCTAGCGCCCGTCCTCAAACAACGCACACGCGGCCTCTTTGAGGAACGCGAAGGGACAGTATTGTCATGGCTAACAACAACCAGCCCACGCGCAACACCGTCATCGGTGGAACGAAAACCGTCAAGAACTATGGTGTCTCTGACATCGCTGAAGGCCTCTGCGTCAAGGCAGACACCGGCAACACCGGAAGCACGTCCGCTCCCATGGGGGTCGTGATCACGTCGAGTGACGTCGGCCCGATCGGCGTCACGATGCAGATCATCAAAGCCGGTCAGCAGGGTCAGATTCAGACCCTCGGCGAGACCTGGGCGATCGCGAGCGGCACGATCCACGTCGGCGACGTGCTGATGACGGACAGCGCCGGCAAGGTGCTCGACCAGACGACCGGTCACTACCAGATCGGGCTCGCCATGAGCGAGGCCCTTAGCGGCGACCCCTGCCAGTTCAACATCGCGATCGCAAAGAACGCGTAACCCTCCCTCAAAGAGCGCACACACCACATTCTATCGCGCGAGCGAGAAAGGGCGTCCACTGGGCGCCTTTTGCTTGTGCGCGCTCGGAGAAAGCACCATGTCTCTCGGAACTATTGTTGGTCCCGACGGCCGTCCGACGACCGGTTCGATCGACCTCCACAATCACACGATCACGCTCGTGGACCAGTCGACGGGACAGCTCGTCAAGATGGACCTCTCGCCGACGGACGTCCACGTTCCGACGACGCTGCCGATGTACGCGGCGGGCTACAAGCTTCAGGACGCGATCGCGGACCAGATGGCTCCGGCGGTCGTCGTGCCGAAGGCGAGCGACTACTTCCCGACCTGGGACAAGGACAACGCCTTCCAGCGGCCGCAGAGTGCCGTCGCGGGCCCCGGCGGTGAGCTCCCCGAGGTTAGCACGAAGCTCTCGTCCACGCAGTTCACGACCACGCAATACGTGCTCGCGAGCTTCGTGCCGACGGAGGTCGAAGCGAACGCCGACGGCGTGCTGCGTCCCATGATGAAGGCGATGTCGCGCATCATGATGGGCCACAAGCTCCTTCGTGAGGACCGCGTGGCCGCGCTGCTCCAGACCTCGGGCAACTGGGACTCGAGCGTCGTGCTCGCGCTCGGCGCGGGGCAGAACTGGAACGGCGGCGCAAGCTCGGACCCCATCGCCAACGTCAACTACATTCAGGAGCACTCGCTCCAGAAGGTCACCGGCTGGGGCATGAATCGCCGCGTCTGGAACGCCTTCTCGCGCAATAGCCAGGTGCAGAAGTTCGTTCAGTTCAAGAGCGACGTGCCCGGCGTCTTCAAGCCGGAGCAGATCGGTGGCGGCACGGCGATTCTCTCGCTGCCGGGCAACATCTACGTGTCCGACATGAAGGGCAAGACGACCTCCGGCACGTACGACTACGTGTGGGGCGACTCGGTTGTCTTCCTGACGGAGACGATGGGCGCACCCGCGGACCAGGAGTCGATCGCGACGGCGAAAACGTTCCGTTGGTCGGGTGTCCAGGGTGCCGTCCCCGGTGCCATTACGCCGACGAGTGAGGGAACGATCTTCCAGGGTTGGGTCGTCCGGTCCTTCTACGACCCCAAGCGCGGCGGTCGTGGCGGCAATTGGGTCGTCGCGACGGTCAATGACTCCGAGACCATGACCGGCAACATCGTCGGCGGTTTCATCAGCGGCGTCATCGTCTAATTCTGGAGCAACCCATGTCGAATCAACAGCCCGGTCAGAGCAACAAGAAGGCGTACGTCTGCGTGCACGGCATCACCTCGCCGCACCCCGACCACGAGGACAAGACCAAGATCCTCGACTCGCGGTGCCTTCATCACCGCCCCGGCACGACCGTGCAGCTCACGGACGCCGAGGCCGCCTACCTCCTGAAGCGCGGTTCTATCCGAGCCGCGTAAGCAAGGCGCTTCGCCATGCCGTACTCGCCGAAGTACATCACGGCGGACGACCTCGCGGACGCGCTGTCGCCGAAAGTCCTCCTCGAGATTTTCGACGACAACAACACGAACGACCTAGCCGCCGTCAAGGCGAGCTCGCAGGTCCTACTCATCCTCGAGAATGCCGAGGGCCAAGTCGATAGCCGTCTCACGACGGAATACGACGTCTCGCAACTCGTAGGCTCTGACCGGCTCATTCGGCGCGCCGCGCTCGAGTACGCCGTTGGCTACTCGTACGAGCGGCACCCCGAAGTGGTGCGCTCCGCCCAGGCACCCGAACGCATAAAGCGGGCGGATGACCTGGTGCAGCGAATCCAGGACGCGATCCAGATGCTGCCGGACAATCCGGACGACAAGCCGAAGAACGTCGGCGGCGCGCTCTACGACCCGTCGCCGCTCATGTGGACCAATCCGGACGGCAGCTACGCGGGCGGGGACTACTGATGTCCTTCTCCGTCGACTGGGACCTCTCCGAGCTCCAGGCCGCCATGTCGGACGCCGACAGCATCCTCGAGACCGGCACCGCCGAGGCCATCTCGACGGGCCTGGACGCGGGCGCAAGCTTCGCTCGCGCGCAGCACCCCTACAAGGACCAGACGGGCAACCTCACGGCGTCAATCGCCCACGAGGGCGACGCGCTGGTTGCGACGGCCGACTACGCGAGCTTCGTGGAAGAGGCCACCGCAGCCCACGAGATCGTGGCGACCAACGCCAAGACGCTCCACTGGGTCTCAGGTGGTCAAGACCGCTTCGCCCAGCGCGTGCAGCACCCCGGCACCTCGGCGCAGCCGTTCATGCAGCCGGCGGCGGAGCACGCGAAAGAGATTGCGACGGCGACGATTGAGAGCAAGGTCGTCGGTGACATTCAGGCGCGCCTGAAGGGCTGAGCCAATGGCCGACACGTACGGCGCGATTGAGCTGCCGGTCCTCGCGCCAACCGACGGCCCCGACCCGAACGTCGCCGCGCTCTCCGCGGTCTCCGACCCCGGTCTCGACGTCATGCTCGCCTTCCTCAAGGCGGTCGTGAACGCCGAGCTAGCGGACGCGTGGCACAAGCGCGCTCCGGCTCAAGACCCCATCGGCTTCGTCTTCCCGTACAACCCGGAAGATGCTGGCGGCGGCTTCTTCAACGACCGCAAGGGCGGCGCGCTCTACGGCTACCGCAGGCCGAACGTCGCCGGCTACGACTACTCCGACGGCTTCCGCGTCACGGAAGACGCGTGGACCTTCCTCTGGGTTCCGCCTGAGCAACCGCAAGCGCGCTCGGGGCCATATAAGCCGATCATCAACGGCCTGGCGAAGGTCGTGGACGAGGCCGTCTACCTGACGCGCCACCCGGCGTATCAGAAGCCGCTCGACACGGACCCGAAGGCGCTAGACGTCGCCGCGCTTCCGAGCAGCATCCTGCTCACGAAGGCGACGCTGACGTCGCAGCACACCTACGCGGGTGCTGGCCTCGACGGCAGCATCGGACCGGCGGTCATCGGTCCCTCGCGCGGCATCACAATCGCGCTCGGCGGCACGGCCGGCAGCTTCACCGTCGGCTCGACCATCACGCTGTCGGGCCTCGACGTTCTCGGCTTCGCGCAGAGCGAAGTCTTCGTCATCCTGACGGGCGCCGAGACGTTTGCGTCAGCCAACGGATACACCGCCGTAACCAGCGTCGCAATCGACGCACAGACGGGCACCGCTGGAACCATCACCGTTGGCACTGGCGCCTTCGCCGGCCGTGGGACGCTCCTACTGCCGGCTCTCGGCGCCATGCTCATCTGGCCGCTGAAGCAAGCGG